CGGCGCTACCTGCTGTTCCTGGTAAGCCCATGGCTGGGCCTGTAAAGTCGGATTGGGCTGTTGAATAGCCTGAGGTTGAGTCGCCAGGTAAGGCGACTGTTGAACCTGGCTGGGGGACGGTTGCTGTAAGTTCGTTTGCGCCAGCACCCGCTCCAAGGTCCCCATAGCCGCCTCCCAGGGATTGCTGGGGGAGGATTGAGACGTTGACGGGTTGAACTGGGGATTGATAGAAGGGGCCGAAGCCGGTTGTACCTGCGACGGCGGTTGGGCTGTAGGTACCGAAGCTACCGCCGGGGTAGCTGTTTGCGCCACCCATTGCGGGTAGGCGGTTGAGCCCTGGTCCGAGGATACCGCCGGGGCTACCGCCGGGGAGACCGGGCTCGGGATCGAAGCTTGGATCTGCTGGCTCATAGCTACCCGAGTAAGTTAGTTCTTCCGCGAGGTGGTCGAATGTCCTGTAAAGGAGCGGAGTGATATTCAGTCTAGGGTCAGCCGCAAGTGGCTGATTAGGCGCAAGTGGATGCGGCGACTGCAACATCTGCTGTAATAATATCAGAAATTGTTGCATCGCTGCTTGAGTTTGTTGCACCATACGGAAAGGAAAACCTTTCAGCATTTCTGCACGCTCAGAGTCAGTCTTTTCAGGAAAAAGAAACTTCAGAGCCTCGATACTATCGACGCCCAGTTCCTGTAAGTTCCGGACAACGATAGATTTTTGGTTTACATCGTACGCGGTGTCCTCATAAACATCGCCCTGGAATCTGTAGGCAACTTCCCGATCACCATCCTCAGGCAAACCAATAACGCCACGGGGGACTGCGTTGTTCTGGATTGCTGTCTGAATCTGAACGTCGACTTTTTGATTGAACTTGGCTAGAGCTACTTGGTACTTTTCAAGAGCCTCAACGCTTACTTCGGTAGGTTCTTTAGGCGGCTTTAAACCAGAGGTAGCGATGAAGGACTCCCGGAAGATAGTTTCCTGGTGATAAATCATCATCTCCAGGAGACGACAGAAACCATAGGTAAGGAAACTTTTGTTCTTACGAAGAGCCGTGGCCTGAGCCCGACCCATCAGACCTTTAATTTCTGTTGCAGTAGCGCCCGCAGAGATAGAGATCTCGTCAACTCCGCCTAAAGCGGTACGAATTTCCTCTCGAAGCAGGAGAACGTACCGGTTCATATCCCCGTTAACGGGGTCCGGAGTCATATAACCGACACGATCCGAAGGCTCGACGTTTGCGATAATCCTCGGTACGCGTAGGCCACCGCCCATCGCAGCTCCGAATGGCTCGCTAACACGGGTCGAAGGAGTGTCAACGCCAGCAAAACCGCTTTGACTACTAATAGTCGGACGGAAGCTCGAGCCGGCATCGGAAGCCTCCACCAGATCACTCCGGGGACGCGAGCTGATCAGCGTGGGGTTACCAAAGAATTCGATATTTTTTGAAATATTTCGAGTCAGCTGATCGTGTAAAACGATCTGCTCCATAAAGGGATCGAATTCACCCTCTCCTTCCGTACCACTTGCGTTGGGTTTATTAAGAACCTCAACAGCAGGAACAAAACCAAGTGTATTTGGCCTCTTTTTGGCAGGAGTTAAAACAGCACCAGGCTCTAGATCGAAGCTGAGCTCAGTATCTGTTTCTACTTCGCTGATTTCTTCGGCAGTAATAGCCAGTCGGACATAACGCTTATTCTGTCCGTAGCTGTTGCTGGGTAAACCTAAATTAGAGTTCTTAACTTTGTAGCTATAGAGAATGATGACTTCTTCAACGTTTCCGTTGATGTCGTGATAGACCCGATACTGATCTTTGTTAAAGAAGTAAATTTGGTACTTAAGCTTTGGATCCGGGCGGAAGTAGAACAGACCGCAACCGTCAATTAAAAAGTTACGAATAATCGCTGGAAAGCGAATATCTAACTTATTAAGAGCGATAACGTCATCAAGAAAACGTCCACGGCTCTTGAACGTGTCCTGATCACAATAAAAAGTCAGACCCTTCTTAATCATCAGAAGGGTCATCTGCTGAAGATGGCTGAGTACAACCATCGTGGCAGCAGAGTGCCCACGGTCTTGAGTCCGCGCCGCTTCTAAGATCTCAGCAAAACGGGTTCTGGTTTCAGAATTAGCGACGCTCATTTACTCAAAAAACTAGGGAACTCAACGGTCTTTCTTCGAAAAAGCCTTGGCTTTTTGAGCTTTCTCCTTAGCACGCTTGTAGACGGCTTTCTTGGCTTCTTCGCCACTAGGAGCACTTTCCTTTTCTCGAGCTTGCTTGAATCTTTCAAGCACCTCGGCTGGCATCTTACTAGCCATCAGGTAAAAGATAACTACGTACTCTTTCCAGTTTAACCGCTCCTTCCGGCAAATCTTCGATGGGATAAGAAGTAATTAGGTGATCCTGACGGCCAAGCATATCAGTAGAGCCCTCTTCTGGAACGAACTCATCACAGAGTTTTTGTACTTCTGGCTTATCCCAAATGTAGTACTCAGCGATAGAGCTTAATTTGAGTCGACGCTTATCACTGTCTCCCATCCAGCTCAAATGCCACCCGGCATCACGGTTACCAAAGTAATAATTATCTTGACTAGCGCGGATAGAGGACAGTGTGCCTAGATCTTTCAGTTGTTTAACAGTGCATACCACGCCGCAACGCCAGTCAAACAGCTCTCCCTCTGGAGATACGAGCTGCCGATCAGCACGCCCATAGTGCATAGACATGCTTAGACGAACGATTTTATCCTTATGTTCATCTACTGCTTTTAAGATATCTGGGATTTTCGCGGGGTTTACGATTTCATCGCAATCAGAGCAAATGAAATAAGTGTCATCCGGGAGCATATGCAGGCCCACGCCGAGTGCATCCCGCTGACCTCGCTCCCGAATCCAAGGGTCTGGTGCTTCTTCAAAGGAAGGAAGCTCGACGTGTAGAACCTGTACTTTCTCCTCGTTGATACCGAGTTCGCGCAGGGTCTCCACGGCGGAGAATTCCTTGTCTACACCTCTATGCGTCTTGTTAGCGTCTGTAATAAGAAAACCATCTACATGATCATAGAGGGTTTTGATGCGCAGCTCTAAGAGCTCCTTTTCGTTAAAGTACGGAAAGCAATCGATCAGCACAAAAAAGCCCAGCCGCTTGATAGCAGCATACTACCGCTTATATCAAAAGGAGAAACGCTTTCGCGAATCCTCGACTTCTTTCTTGGCTCGATTAAGCAGCTCCTCACGAACCAAGGCGACACGGGTGTCTAAATCCGTGTCGAACTGATCGAGAGTGGTTAACGGATTCTGTGGGCGAGCGGGCTGTGGAGACCCATAAGGCTGAGAAGAACTGGTATTTGCTACATAACCAGCCTCTTGCTCGGCAGGAGCAGTAACCCGAGCCATGGCGTTAGACGCCTGCATCTGCGCTTGATAAGCGTCAGAGAATAGTTGCGCGTTTTGTAAGTAGGGGTTCATCAATACAGAGCCCAAACACCTTGAACAGTGCCGCTAATAAAGGCGGTACAAGCAATAGGAATAAGTGTATTGCCGCTGAAGTATTCAGTGGTCGCGTATTGGCCCGGAGCATCGGCTAGCTGAACACTCAGAGTGCCCTTAGTCCCCGTGGCGTTATCTTCAATATAGACTGCACGACACTGAGCAAAATTCTTCTGGCCATCTGCAGGTCGCCACCGGAAGCCGCTTCCAAAAGGAAGAGTTCCAGTCTGCGAATAGATCGACCCGAAAGCGCGGATATCCATTTAAAGGTGTATTTTTCGTAAGTCTAACCCTAACGCTCTGAAATTTCGATCAGTTTTTTGATATACCACTCACACTTCTTAAGATCCTCTAGGCCATTTTTATGTTCTGTACGCCAGAGGTATTTCAGACAAGCACCTCGGCAATACGCTTTTAGACCCTCAACGCCTAAAGCCGCTTCCATAGCATCTATACACTCAATACTACCCTGAGTGTAGTGGGAAGGACTATTAACATTATCAGGACGATGTGAATCAGGCATGGTCTTAAGGAGAGTTAAAGTTAAACCAGGTTAAACATACTATCAGTCGTTATTAGCTGCTTCTCTTCTTTAGAAAGAGCCTCACTATATTTAGTGTCTTGGTGTTTGACTAAACCCCAACTATGGGGAACCACGTGGCCTTCTTTCACCTCCAAAGGCACTACACGGCGGTGTTCTCGGTCTCCGTTTAAATTCTCAAAGGCTAACCCCATCGAAGAACGGTCCGCTATAGGCCAGTTACGGTGTCCGGTTAGGGCATAGGACTTCACAGGATCAAAGCTGTCCGAATCTATATACTCTTGCAAATCACTCCTATCGAGAATCATCAGACCAGCGTAAGGATTTCCCAAGGAAGCGAAACCTATTAAAGAGTCAGAGCCCAGATAATTAAAAGATTCGACTTTATAAGGTCGAGAGCCCCAAACAGAAGGAGTTAGTCCGTTTAAACGCCATACTCTGTAGTTATCAAAAGGCACTTTCTTCTCATTAAGGACTTCGTAACGGCAAAAACCGGGCTCAAGACCCAAAGTTTTCAGTATTGGTTTATAAGTTACCCAATATCGATAGTTATCCTTGGTAAACAGCATGTCATCCTCAGCATAAATATACGTATCGTATGCAGAGGAACCAGAAAGCTCCTTAAGGAAGGGTTTATGCGCCCATGTTAGCGAGTATCCTGTGTACTCAGCAGGAGCTACAACATAATTTATGTTTAACGTCTCAAAATTAGGGTTTAAGGTCTCCTCGAGAATGCTGAGATCTTCCTTACTCTCAAAATCAATGAAAATATAAACATCCTTCGATCCAGGAAGCGAATCGTAGCTCATCAAGCTGTTTAGAAGCGTATTTATACGCTTGAGAGGCTTGTGAGCAGTAAGAATAATCAAAAACGAAGGAGAATCTAGTACTCCACTGAGAAGTTGCCCCTTTTTTGCAGAAATGTCATTAACCATGTGTAAGCATCCAAAAGATCGTCGTGGGAAGTGGCTCCAATGTTGATTAACTGGTCAACAAGAGCATCAAATTTGCGATACCGGTTAAAAATAACCTTTTTATTTTCAAGGAGACCGAGAGTACCCCGGAATCTTGCGATTTTGTCGCCTCGAAATCCTTTGACTTCATGAATATGCAGGTTACTGAGCCCACGTTCGTTTAAAAGTACCCTGCGTAAGTCAGCCGCAAGGGAAGCTTGGTATGCAACGGACTCAACAACGAGCGTAACCGTGGAGTAAGTGGGAAAATATTCGTCATTTTGCAGTCGTAGGATACCCCACTCCACTAACATATCGCACAGAAGGTCAATTTTCTCTAGATTTCCGATAGAACGCACCTGATGTGCGTCAATAATATAGTATTTATCTTGTAAACGGCCTCCCATAACAAAAGCTGTGTAGTCGGAGGTTTCGTTTTTACTCGCGGAAAGGTCAATGCCCACCGCCAGTGAATCGAATTCCGTGACAACTTCGCCTTTTATGATCAGATCTGGCGACAAAACCAGGTCTGAGGTCATTACAGGCTGTTGTTGATACTGGAAAGCAAACGCAACAGGGTCTAATTCTTTCTGGCCGAGGAGGTAGTCCACGCTCCACTGCTCTGGCCAGTAACTTTCCGGCTCACCGTCGCGATTGTATGTAAGCGCTTCTTGCTGAACCTGCTTCCACCCCTTCTGTGGAACGAACATGGTCTTATGAATATCTAGGGGATGGAACCGAGTTCCTAGGCAAATGGCGCGGCCACCCTCAAAGATAATCGGAGCGATAACGGAGGACCAGTTACCGTTCATCTCCTCCCTAATCGAAGGGTTTTTAATGTCGGTAGAGCTTTTAATAGGGTC